CCGCTGATCGGTACGACCTTCCCGGCGTTCATCTGGAATGGGAAGGTCTCCGACGGAGAGATGATCGGCTACAAGGCGCTCGCCTCGACCCAGGTCTCGAAGACACTTGAGGCCGCGGCGAAGCACGGAATCATCTTCGGCAACTGGAACGAGATCGCGCTCGGTGTGTGGGGTAACGATCTGGAGCTGGTGCTCGACCCGCTCACGCGCGCGACTTCCGGCCAGATCGTGATCACGTCGTTCTCGATGGGAGACACGGCGATCATGCGTCCGCAGTCCTTCGTCAAGGGGACCGGCGCCACGATCGTTTAGTCCCGCCGTCGTAGCCGGCCGGGAACGGAGGACGGAGCTATGGGAGAGAAACGGTCGTTCAGAGTGTTGACGGGACATTGTCTCGGGGGTGGCCGCGGCGATACGTTCGAGGGCGCGGTCCTGACGACTCCGGAGGATCTTTCTCCGGCCGAGGCCACGACCAAGCTCGTGCTCGGATACGTCGAGGAGATTCCCGTCGAGGAGGAGGTCGCGGTCGAGGCGGAAGCTCCCGCCGAGGAGGAGACCGCGGCTGAGGAGGAGGACGTGGAAAGAGAAGGGGCGGCTGGCACCGAAGCCCCGGCGTCCGAGGAGACGTCGGGGCAGGTCGAGACGGGAGACGCGACGCCGGAGCACGGCGATCCGGCTCCCGCGACGCCGGCGAGGTCAGGACGAAAGAGACCGCGGTCGAAGAAGTAGACGATCGCATCGGGAGGAGGAAACATCTTGACGAATCTTTTGAACGCGCTCGCGCTCGGAACGGTCAACGTCCTGATCGAGTCCGGCGAGTACACGTCGACCGAGACGGGCACTGGTATTGACATGTCGCTCTACGAGGGCATGGCGGTTGTGGTTCTCAACTCGTCCGCGAAGACGGCGGGGACGGACCCGACGCTGGACGTCAAGCTTCAGTCGGACCCGGCCGTCGGTGGAACCTACGCGGACATCAGCGGCGCGACGTTCGCGCAGATCACGACGGTGGCGGGGACCGAGGCGATCGCGATCAACGTCTCTAATTGCGACGTCTTCGTCCGGGCGATCGGGACCATCGGAGGAACGGACACCCCGACGTTCGACTTCGGCGTCACGATCTACGGGGTCAAGAAAGCGAGCTAATCGTGGGCGGGATCCTGGGCGAAGAAGATATTGAAGAAATGCTCGCGGATCAGCTCGCTGTTGACGGCGCGGTCGAGGTCATGCTCGGAGCCACAAGGGTGACGGGTCTCCTCGACCGCGCGGCCGTTCAGTTCTTTGACGGTGAAATGCCGACGATGATCGCGGAGGGCGAAGCGGTCCACGTGAAAGCCGGGAGCCTTCCGGGGCTGGAGCCGGAGGCCGCGATCTCGGTTACAGAGGGCACGACGACGACACACTACACAGTGCTTCGCGTTCTTAAATACGGAGACGGCGCGATGGAACGGATCGCGCTGACGAGAACAGAATGAGCGACAAGACAGTCCGCGAGCAGATCATGGTCGCCGTGATGGAGCATCTGACGACCGAAGCGCGGCCGGCTGGAATCCCGGAGCCCGTCCGGACCCGGCTCAGTTCACCGAAGCCGAGCCAGCTCCCGGCGTTGACGGTGTATCAGGGGCCGGAGATCGTCGACCCGACGTACGACGAGAGCAAAGGCCGTGCGCGGCGGGGAGCGGTCGTCCGGCGGGCTCTGGACATCTATTTCGAGACCGTCGTCAAGGCTGTGCAGGGAACGGCGGCCGACGCGGACGCCGATCCGATCGCGGTGTGGATCTCCGCGGCGATGGTGTCGATCGGGAAGATCGTAACCGTCGACGCTCCGCGCGGACTCTTGCATGACCCGCCGGAGGAGCAAGGGACGCTCCCGAACTACGAGCAAGGACAATACTCGTTCTGTAGATTCACGACGACCTGGCGCGTTTTCTATCAGTCGAGCACGTCGGACGCGACGTCCCTGACGTAAGCTCGGCCGGCTACGAGGGAGGGCACAATGGGGAAGGAAGTCAACGCCGCGGAGGTTCTGCTCGGACGGGGCAAGCTCTATCTCGACCGTCTGACGGCAGCCTACGCGCGCACCGGCGAGCGCTTCATCGGGAACGTCTCGCTATTCGAGGTCACGCCGACTGCCGAAACGATCGAGAAGTTCTCGAGCGCGACGGCGGCCGCGCCGCTCATCCGTCGGGACGTGACGAGACAGTCGTTGGAGGTCAGGATCACCGGCGACCATTTCTCGAAGGAGAATCTCGCGCTGGCGCTCTTCGGAGATAACGCGGAGCTCTCGCAGACCGGGGCCGACATCACGGCCGAAGTGATCGCGTCCGTACTGGCTGATCGCTTCTATCCGACGCTGTATCGGTCGATCACCGCGGTCGCTGTGACGGGGCCGAGCCAGACGCCGGTCTACGATCTGACGGACGACTACACCGTCGACGCGGTCGAGGGTCGGATCTACATCGTCGAGGGAGGGGCAATCACGCCGGGAACGGATATCGAAGTTGACTACACTTACGCGACGATCGCGCTCGACACGGTCCGAGGCATGAATCAGTCGTCGATCAAGTGTTATATCCGATTCGTCGGAGATCCGGGCGCTGGTCCTACGGACACCGTCGAGATCTGGCGCGCGTCGATCAGTAGCGACGGCGCTATCAGTCTAATCGGGGACGACTACGCCGACTGGACGCTGACGGGCGCGGTCGAATCCGACGCGACGAATCACCCGGACGAGCCGCACTACCGCTGGCTCAGGGTAACGGCTTGACGGATCGTCACAAGCTCGGCGGCCGTTCGTTCCTGACCGTGCAGGACGCGACCGTCGAGCAGGACTTTCTTTTTCTTGAGCTGATCCACAAGGCGCATATCGACCGGATCGTGCTCTCGGAAGGTGAGGACGCGGCCGAGTTCAGCGAGAGGATCCTCGGCGCGCTGGTCGGCGACGGGGCCGTCCTCAAGCTCCTCGGCTGTTTGCTTGTGCCCGCGGCCGCACCTTCACGCCGGCGGGGATTCCGGCGTGACACTGCGATCGCGTGGACGCCGGAGATCGGGGAAGAGACGGCGCGCTTCCTCGGGGGGCTCAAAAGCCCGGAGGACAAGGCGAAGATCCGCGCGCTCGTCCTGACGCTCCTCGTCCATTTTTTCGAGAACGAGATCGTCTCTTTGTGGACTACGAAGACGTCCTCAGACGGAGCGATCCCCGCTCCGGATCCGGAGCCCGAGACGACGCGCTCCCCGTAAGCGACCGCTACGGATGTTGGACTCCAATCGTTCTTGAGCTTGCCGACGGAGATCACGAAAAGGCCGAGCGGATCTTCCGCTGGCCGCTCCGTGCGGCGCTCGATCACTATCGCGGCCGGGCTCGCGAGGCCGCGCTCGACGCTTACCGTCATTCGGTCCTTTGCTATGCGGTCACAGCTCCGCACATGCCTAAGAAGAAGCGGAGAGCCCCGCCGGCAATCCCGCCGATTTTGAGAGGACGCCGCACACATGGCCGGCAAGCCTGACGTCCGAGTCAAGCTAACAGCGGAGGGCGTCGCCGAGGTCGTCTCGGCTCTCAAGAAGATCCAGAAGGAAGGGACGAAGACGTCCGCGAAGACCGCGCGCGGGTTCGGAGGACTCAACTCCGTGCTCGGATCGACGCGAGGGCTTCTCGGTGGCATGGGGATCGCGATCGGCTTCGTTACCTTCAAGCGAATGATCGGCGGCGCGATCGAGGCCGCCGATCAGATCAACAAGCTCGGCGCGAAGGTGGGCGCCACGACCGAACATCTCTCCGCGCTGTCCCTCGTGGCGCGAACGTCCGACGCCGATCTCAATCAGGTCGGCGCGGCTCTCATTAGGATGAACAAGAATCTCGGCGACGCGGCCGCCGGGCTCCCGACGGCGCTCGGACTCCTGAGCGACCTCGGGGTCGAGCTAAAGGATTTCAAAGGCAAGGATTCGGTCGAGATCTTCGCGATGATCTCGGAAGCGCTATTCGACCTGGAGGACCAGCTCAAGCGGGACAGGATCGCGATCGGTCTCTTCGGGCGCTCCGGCGCACAGCTCAAACCGACAATGAAAGCGCTGGCCGACGAGGGACTCGGGGCCGTGATCCAGCGAGCGGAGGAGCTCGGGGTCCTGATCGACCGCGATCTCGCGAAAGCGTCCGAGAAGATTAAGGACGATGTCGAGATCCTCAAGATGCAGAGCGAGTCGATGTCGATCCACTTCATAGCCGGCTTCGGTCCGGCAATGTCGCAGGTCCTGCAAACACTGAGTGGCAATATCGGTTCGACGGGGGACGCGTGGCAGGAGTTCGGCTCAGGGATCGGCTCTGTCATGAAGTTCGTCGTCGGCGTCGTTTCCGCGGCTGTCGATGTCATCACGTTTATGGTGGGTGGGATGGCGGTCTCGATAAGCTCGATGCTCAAGACGGCGGGGCTCGCGCTCCGGGGAGACTTCGAAGGCGCGAAGCGGGAAATGGAGACCTACAAGCGGTGGCTCACGAAGGAGTACACAGAGATTTCCGAACGGATGCAATCGCGGTTTCAGCTTCTGCTGACGCCGGCGTCGGTCGCCGGCGAAGAGGCAGGGGCCGAGAGGGCCGACGCGGACGAGGAGACGGCTTACGCGGATCTGCAGAACAAGAAGGCGCTCGCTCTGCAGACCTTGAAGGACCGCGAGATCGCCCTCATAAAAAAGGCCGCGGCGCTTAAGACCAAGGCCGAGAAACGCGAGTTCAAGGAAGGGCTCCAAGGCGTGACGGAGTACTACGAGCAGCGCAGGAAGATCCTGACGGCGGCGTACGACGAGGAGCTCCGGGCGCTCAAAGCGAAAGAGGAGGCGACGGAGTTTCTCCTCGATCCGGCGAAGCAGGAGGAGGAGCGCGAGAAGATCAGGCTACAGAGGGAGGCCGCGGAGCTCGTTCACGCAAACGCGATGATCGAGCTCACAACGGAGGAGCGCGACACGGTCCGCGATCTCGCGGAGGAGCGGATCGGGCTTGAGCAGACGCTTCTTGAAATGCAGGGTCGGAGGACGGAGGCGGAGCGGCTCGGATTCGAGGAGCAGCTCGCGGCCGTCGATCTTCTCTATCGGAGGCGGGGCGAGTCTGACGCGGCGCGGGAGGCCGCCGTCCAGCGGCTCCGGGCCGCGCTCGAAGCCGGCGTTGATTTCGAGGATGCGAAGAACGAAGCGGAGACGGCGCTCGCTGACCTCGGGACGAAACGCGACGCGATCGAGGCCAGGGCCGCAGAGGGGCTACTCGGTCAGGCCGAAGCGGAGGCCGAGCTACTCGAGATCGAGCGAGCGCGGCTCGGGACGCTCGCGGAACTCGCGGCGGCACTTCTCACGGCGGCTGAGGCGACCGGGGATCCGGAGAAGATCGAACAGGCGCGGGCGTTCTCGGCGTCAATTATGGATATAGCGCACTCCGTCGAATCTGCGACGCTCTCTTGGGACCAGTTCAAGGCGACCGCGCTCGACGCGACACAAAGCGCGCTCGCGGACTTCTTCACGGACGGAGCGAAGGGCGCGGAGACGCTCGAAGAAGCCTTCCGGAACATGGCCGCGTCAATCATCGGAGATCTTAAGCGGCTCGTTGCGGAGCTCCTGGCGGCGGCGATCATGCGGAGGGTCTCCGGCTTCTTCAGCGGCGGCGGTGGGGTTGGCGATGACTTCATCGGACCGATGCCGGCGGCCGCACGGGGAGGACAATTCCGGGGACCAGGTACGGGGACGTCGGACTCGATCTTGGCGGCCGTCTCACACGGGGAGTTCATCAACACAGCCGCGGTTGTTAGTCAGCCGGGCGTTCTCAGACACCTTCGCGATCTGAATCTCCGCGGCGCTCGTGCGCTGACTCCCGACATCGTTTCATTCAGGACGCCGGGCTTCGCGGAGGGAGGGCTCGTCGATGCGGCCGCCGGCGAGGGTGCGGGGATCGACGGGAAGCTTGTCCTTGGGCTCGAAGACGGGCTCGTCCTCCGGGAGATCAAAACGACGGCCGGCCAGCGAGTGCTAATCGAGACGATCACCGATAACCGTCGCGCGGTTCGCGCGGCTTTGGGGCTCTGACTTATGTTCAAGACCGGGACGGCGACGGACTACAATGATCTACTCGACCAGCTCAACAGCTACCTGACGGCGAAAGGGTCGGCGTTCGGGCTGGCGTACGCGGGGACCGGGGACGGGACATTAACAGCTTACGGCGGCGGCGCGTCCTCGGTCGCAGAGACCTTCGAAGTCACCGCGACAAGCCCGACGTCGTTTACGGTCGTCGGAAGTGTGTCCGGCTCGATCGGGCCGGCGACCGTCGGGACCCCGTTCGCTCACGCGAAGATCGAGTTTCTGCTGACCGCCGGCGGGACCGCGTTCGTCGCCGGCGACAAGTTCACGCTCGCGACTGCGCCGAAATGGATCGCCCGACGGAAAGCGCTCGGAGCCCGCCTTCTCGCCGACGCCGGCAACACTGGCGCTTACGCCGTCCAGAATCTCGTCGACGGGAAAAACGAGATCTCACCGCAGTATTTCCAAGCCACGTTACAGAGCGCGCCATTCGACATTGAGTTCGAGTTCTTCGAGAGCGAGACGATCGAGAGCTACCAGCTCGGGGCGTTCAACGCCGCCTATCCTTGGTGGATGCCGGAGGCTTGGGACTTCGATTATTGGACAGGCTCGGGTTGGTCGACGCTCGACAGCGTCTCCGGCCAGACCGGCTGGACGGACTCTGAGGTTCGGACGTTCACGGTCGGCGCTCCCGTCGCCGCAACTCGATACCGGCTTCATTGCACGACCCTGGGAGCGTCGACAATTCAGATCGGAATGGTACGGCTCCGGAGGTCCGACGGCGTCGACGCGGCTTTCTCTCAGACGATATGGGAAGCGCCCGGCAACGACGGGGACTCCGAGATCCTCGTCGGCGTTCACGGCTTCGAGCGTCTGGATGCGGACTATTTCAATTGGGAGCTCGCCGGCTTCGACGGATACCTCTCGACGTCCCTCTGGTACGAACAGGCGGGACGGCACTCAGAGGTCTACTTGCCACTTTGGGATGATTCAATCCCCTACTGGTTCATCGTCGACGGCCGTCGCGCGATCGTCGTCGCGAAGCTCAGCACACAATACGAGATCGCCTATCTCGGCTTTCTCGATCCTTACTTCTCGCCCGATCAGTGGCCGTACCCGCTCGCGATCGGAGGAGCGCTCGTGTTCGGGCCGTCGGTGCCCGGATGGCAGAGCACTGACTGGCGCTGGTCGAACGTGACGAACGAGCACCGCGCGCTCACACACTCGGACCCGCTCACGGCCGGCAACACTGACGCGAAGTGGCGCCACATGCGCGCACGCGATTGGTCCGGGATCTGGCTTGGCTACATGGGCACGGCCAACGACGGCGTCCCCTATCCGTCAGCGTGGGCTCATTTCATCTGGCCGTACGCTTGCGGCTTGTCGCTCCTCGATCCGAATCTCGACGGCGGCTATTCACTATGGCCGGTCTTTCTCAACTCTGCGATTCCGAACACGCTCGGCGAGCTCCGCGGAATCCGGGCCGTAACTGGTCAAGGAGTAACAGCGGAGACGCTCATCGCGGACGGAAACGTGAATTGGATCGTGTTCCATAACATCTTCCGGACGGATCGCGACGACTTTCTCGCGATCGCGCTAGACTAGGACGGGATCTATGGCGGCCGCATATACGACCGGGATCAGCTCTTCGCCGACGCATCTCCTGACGACGCTCGTCTCTTGGCTCGTGACGCAAGGCTGGACCTCGGACTCCTCGGCGTCGGAGGGGGCGGGCTGGCGCGCGCACCTTCACAAGAGCGGCGTCTATCTCAATTTCCGGGCCGCGATGAACGAAGCGATCTGGTGGCGTGCCTCGGGGCCGCTCTATCACGATCGGTGGGGCGGTGGTTACGGAATCGGGCTCTACCTCGGGACGGGCTACAGCGGCTCGTCGGAATGGTACGAGCAGGCGGGAGCGCCGCTCTCGCCGACCGACTCAACGACGATGGGCGTCGGGATGAATCTGCCCTCGGGCTCGGTCGCCGCGTATCACTTCTTTGACGACGGCTCCGACAATATCGTCGTCGTCGTCGAGCGCTCGCCTGGGATCTTCTGCCATTTCGGCTTCGGGCTCGCGATGGCCGAGGCCGGCCAGCCGGAGGATTTCCCGTACTTTTTCGGGAGCTCGAGCGCGAGCTTCAGCACACATAACATAGAGCTCGAGGACGACAACTATGGAATCAACCTGACGGCGCTCCCGCCGATGTCGGCCGGGAACGTCGAGTACAACTCGATCAGCGGCGGGACACCCTACGCGACGTCCTGCGGTTTCGTCCGGGTCGACGCCGCGACCTATTCCGGCCGGTGGGTTTCTAATGGCGGCTCGACGGCGTCGGGCTCGAACTACTCCGGGCGGTATATGCGATGCGCGCTCGCACTGAACGACGCGAGCGACGCGTACATGAACGAGAAGCAATATCCGTGCTTCATCAATCTCATCGACCGCGTTCATCAGAGCGCGTTCGCGGGCGCGCTCCTGCTCCCGCTTCACTGTTTCGTTCTCACCGATCCCGGCGCGCGTTGGGCGCCGATCGGCTACGCGCCGTCGATCTTCTGGACTGAGGCCGTCGGTCACGGCTACGCCGCCGGCGACGTTTACCAGATCGGCGGCGTTGACTATATGCTCTTCCCGACCTTCGCGATCTTGAAGGGAGCGTGACGTGGCTTCGGGAATCCTCTCGCCTTCGCCGTTCGCGTTCGAGGACGGGGTCGGCGTTTCTCATCTGGAAGATGCGGTCCTCGATCTCCCGAGCGTCGCGGAATGGGCGATCGCTGGACTCCTGCTCGTCGGGGATCGGGGGACGCTCGCGGATCCACGGCCGGACGCGTACGAGAAGCTCGGGATTCCGGCGCTCGCTCACGGTCTCGTCTGGTTCAATCGGATTCACGTTCTCCCGCGGGAGCGGGACCTCGGATCGGTCGTCTCGGGGCAGGAGATCGAGGTTGAAGTCTGGAACGCCTATCTCGAGCGTGCTCAGATCCTCGACGACATCGTAATCACCGGGCCGGCGGGGATTGAGGTCGAGAATCCGGGAGGGCTCCCCGACCACTATCCGGCGAGCGAATCGCTGATCTATATCGTCAAGGTTTCCGCGGAGGGCGATCCGCAGATCGACAATCTCGTGACGTGGGAGTTCGAGGGGCTCCCGTCCGAGGGGACCGCGATCCAACTCTCCGGCTTCCGTCTGATCCCGTTCCCGTTCCCGCCGAACATGGCGCACGGTGTGGAGGAGCGCTTCGGCTATCTGACGGACGTGATCGACAGCGCGTTCGACGGAACGGAGCAAAGAGTCCAGCTCCGTGACGTTCCCGTCGGCTCGATTTCCTACGGGCTGTTTCTCTCCGAACGCCGTGAGGCGCAAATGGCCGGCGCAATCCTCTTTGGGAATCAGGCGCGGCCGTTCGGCGTCGGGCGCTGGCAGTTTCAGGCGGAGCTCGCCGTCGCCGCCACGGAGGATGATCTCAACGTCTATTGCACGACGGAGTCGACCCCGTTCGTGGCCGGCGGTCTCGTGATGCTGTGGACGAGCGCTTTCAGTTGGGAGATCCAGACGATCGCCTCTGTTGAGTCCGACCACCTTGTTCTGACGAGCGGTCTCGGTTCGTCCTGGCCGGCCAGGACGACGGCCGTCCTGCCCGCGGTCATCGCGAGGCTCTCGGCGACGGAGGCGCTCTCCTGGGAGGATCTCGGCAAGGTCTCTCAGCGCGTGAGGTTCAATGTGGAAGGTTTCGAGCCGTGACCTATCTCGGGTACGATGTGCTGGAACTCAACTACAATCGGCGCGGCGCGATCGAGGAGCAGCTCGACCGGGATTTCGTAATCCTCGATGGCAAGACCGGGAAGCGCACTGCGGACGAACGCGCGGAGAGCCCGGCGGCGGTCCGGCCGTTTATCTGGACGGCCGACAACCGGGCCGAGGGCGCGGTCATGCGGGCGTTTCTCGCGGCGCGCAAGGGCCGGGCGATCCCGTTCTGGCTCCCGAGCTATCAATGGGATCTCGCGCTTGCTGAGGACTTCCTGACGTCTGCGGCGACGCTGACGATCGAGTGGGTCCGCTACGCGCAACAGTATTTCAGCACGACCGGCGCGCGGCGTCACGTGGCGCTCTGGACGCACGGCGTAGCCGGCGCGATGGACTATTACCGCGTCGCCGGCGCCAGTGATCCGGGGACGGAGGTCACGGAGACGCTCACGCTCGACCCGGTCGCCGTCCGCGACTACGACGCCGAGACGACCGTCGTCTCGTTCTTGAAGCTTTGCCGGCTGGAATCTGATCTCGTCACTATCACGTATCCGGACGGGATCCACGCGGAGGCGGAGATCGAGGCGCGCGAGCTTCCGAACGAAGCGCCGATGGACGCTCCGTAGATCGACTGGAAAGCCCGGATTTAGGGGCTCAGGAGCCGGAATCGCGTCTGAGAGCCGATCGCCGGCGTCCGCGGCTCAGACGTCCGGCCGGGCCGAGAAGTCCCGTCAGCGGGGCCGTACGGAAGCCGATTTCGGGCGATCGAGGGACAATCCCCGAGCGCCGCGGAGGGCGCGAGAATGGCGACATATAAGGACCGGGAGGAGTCTCAGCACGGCGGCCAGCCGATCGAGGGCTACCGCTTCGTGCAGGGGTCAAACGTCTGGCTCTATACGTCCGCTGATCGGGAGATCACGCTCCCGATCGGCGTGTTCGCATTGGAGACGATCTCGCGGAGTGAGATCAAACAGACGAAAGAGGACTCCGGCGAGACGCTCTCGATCACGGTCCCGGTGGTCAATCCCGTCGCGGCGATGTTCATCGGGGACGTTCCGTCGTCGCCGATCTGGTTTACGCTCTTCCGCGCGCACCGACGCGACGAGACCGAAGCGATCGCGATCTTCTCGGGGAAGGTCACCAGGGCGAGCTTCCGTGAATCCAGCGCGACGCTCTCCGCGACCTCGATCGGCGCGATGATACTGCGGGGCGTCCCTGTTCTGCAAATGCAGTCTCCCTGCAATCACGTGCTCTACTCGGCCGAGTGTGGAGCGAATCCCACGACCTGCCGAGATGCCGTCACGATCACGACCGTGGCCGGCCGGACCGTGACGTCAAACGACTTCGCGCTCCGGGCCGATGGCTGGTTCAACGGCGGCCGGCTGGAAACCGCGGAGGGCGAAAAGCGCTTCATCGCGGAACACGTCGGCGACACGATCACGCTCAATTCACCGATGCCCGGACTCGAGTCTCTCGACGAGTGTTTCGCATATTGGGGGTGCAGTCACCTGGAAGCCACCTGTGACTCGAAGTTCTCGCGGCTCTCGTCCCATTTGGGATGGAGCCGGCTACCGGGCAAGAATCCTTTTAAGTCCAGGCTTGACACACCGTGGGATACGCGAGTTCTTTGGGGGTGAGGCGCTGTGGTCGCTTGGTGGATAATGCTCCTGATCCAGATCGGGCTGTCGCTGGCCTACGATCTCGTCAAACCGAAACCGAAGTTTGACGTCCCGGATCCTGCGGGGCTCTCTGACTTCAAGTTCCCGACGGTCGGCGAAGGCCGCGCGATTCCGATCGTTTGGGGAACGGTTCTGATCTCGGGGCCGATGGTCACGTGGACGGGCAATCTCAAGGTCGTCCCGATCGAGGAGGAGGTTTCGACCGGGATCTTCACGTCCGAGACGATCATAAAGGGTTACGATTACTATCTTACGATCGACCTCGTTCTCTGCTCCGGTACGATCGACAAGACTCTCCGGCTCTGGTCCGACGGCGACCCGGTCCCCATGCGCGGTGTGGCGTTCCCGTCAGGCTACCAGGACGGACAGACCGTCACGCAATATTCCGAGTACTCGTTGATCGACGTGTGGGCTCCTGAGCTCTACGGCGGGATTGACG